ACAGTTGATACAGGTGTAGGCACAGTTACCGGCGCGATAGATACTCGTACTGGTGAGATCCAAGATAATATCAATACACAATTCGATAACACGAACACAAACATGGATACTGGGTTCAGCAACCTCACTGACACAGTAAACACAAATGACGCTGTTCTGTTAGACGCTACGAATACAGGCTTCTCTAACACTAACGAAAATATTGATAACCTAGGCACTACTCTAGGGGATCAACTTACAGAAACATCTAGCAATGTCCTAACCGGGCAAGATGCTATTTCTGCATTGATTGAGAAGTACGGCGGCGACGCGGCTACTTACTATCAAGACTTGGCAAGAGGCCAAACAGCAATTCAAGAAAATCAAGGTACTATGCAGACAGCTTTCGATGGCTATCTACAAGACTTTGGTGATTACACTACCCTAGCCAACCAAACTCGTACTGACCTCGGCAACACTGTCGTAGGTGGTTTTGAGACTATGGGACAGGTTCTAGGCAACCAAGCACAAGCTAACGAAGCTGGGTTCTCTAGTGTAGGCGATCAGGTGGCTGGAGTATCCAGTGATGTAGCTGACGTAACATCCGATGTCGCATCAGCGGCCGGGGATTCACAGACTAACTTTGGCGATATCGCCGCTTCTATCTCAGGAGTAGGCACAGACGTACAGGGCGTAGGAACAGCCGTAGGAGACGCGGCTAGTGCGTCAGATACTAACTTTGGATCTATTGCTACGGATATTGCTTCCGGGTTTACTGACCAGAGTGCTGAAGGCGTACAACGTAAGCAGAGCTTTGTAGATACACTAACTTCTGTACAAGACATTCTACAGGCCGATACTGGCGCGTTAGACGCAACAGTAAAAGCTAACTACCAGAGCGTAGTAAGTTCATTCGATGACCAAGGTAACTTAATTACTGATACGGTAACGGCTGAAGGTACAACAATTACACGAGCCCTATCCGAGCAAGGTGATCTATTTATCGCTGAGTTTGATGCAAACGGACAGCGTATTGCGCAACAAACATTAGACCTTAACTCATTACTCAACAACGTAAGCACGTTCGAGACTAACATGCAGGAGCAGTTCACAGGTATCTTCGGAGACTCTGAACTAGCGGCAGAAAGCCGACAGTCTATCCTCGATGCATTCACCATCACAGATGGATTGATTGGCGATGTTGGTGCGGGTGTAACATCCGAGCTTACTAGCAACTTCGATCTTCTTAACAATGCATTCGATGCACAAGGTAACTTCTTGGCAGACTCTATCGACGAGAATGGCAATACAATTACTCGTACCTTGGATGAGAACGGAACACTTATCACGAAGAGCTTTGACTCAACTAACACTCTTATTGATGAGACTTCGCTCAATATCGGAGATATCTCTAGCCAGCTTAACAACATGCAAGTTGGTCTTGGTGATCAGCTAAGTACAGCATTCACTAGCCTTGCAAGTGGTAACGCGGATGCTAACGCTAATATCGTAAATATACTCGGTACTGTAGGTACTCAGATTGGAAACGTAGGTTCTGGACTGTCCAGCGAACTAAGTAATAACTTAGACACGTTAACTGCATCCTTCGATGCACAGGGCAACTTGATCCGTGATGATATCGGCGCGAACGGTGAGACAATTACAAGAGAGCTAGATGCTCAGGGTAACTTAATCACTACAGCGATTGGAGTTAACGGTGAGGTTCTAAGCCAGACTTCAATAGATATCGCACAAGTAGCAACTGACCTTAATGGTGTTCAGGTAGGTCTTGGAGATCAGCTAACTTCAGCATTTGCTTCTCTATCAGGAGATAATGCTACAGCTAACGCCGCTCTAGCTACTACTCTGAATGGCATTGGGGTCACATTAGGTAATGTTGGATCTGGTTTATCTACAGAACTAGCAAACAACTTCACAGAACTATCCTCTGCCTTTGACGCACAAGGTAACCTTATACAAGATAGCATTGGGGCGAATGGTGAATCCATTACTCGTGAAATTGACGAGCAAGGAAACCTAATTACCACAGCTATTGGTGCGAATGGCGAAGTATTAAGTCAAAGCGCCGTAGATATCATGGATGTGTCTAACCAGTTGAATGGTGTAGAGGCCGGTCTCGGTGACCAGCTTGCTTCAGCATTTACCGCTATTACAAGTGGCAGTGCAGACTCTAACCAAAATATCCTAGACACATTAGGAAACATCACTGCTCAAGTAGGTGAAGTTGGCACGGGCATTCAATCAAGCCTAGCGCAGGACTTTGCTACACTGAAATCATCATTTGATGAGCAAGGTAACTTGATCAGAAGTGAGATTGACCAGAACGGCAACGAACTCCGTAGAGACCTAGACTCACAAGGTAACTTGATTACTACTGAACTTAGCTCAACAGGCGAAGTTATTAGCCAAACCTCATTAAACATCGCGGATATCTCAACTCAGTTGAACGGAATGCAAGCGGGGCTTGGTGACACAATCACTACCGCCTTCACAGGTATCCAGAACTCTTCTGATGAACTACGAGCTAACCTAATCGGTAACCTAGACGGGTTGCGTAAAGTTATGGTTAACCAAGGTGACCAGATCGGTTCAGATCTACAAGAGAAGTTCATGGCCCTATCAAGCTCATTTGATGAGAATGGGGATCTGATACGATCATCCGTAGATGCTAATGGTGACTTTATCTTCCGTGAGCTTAACGCTAATGGCGAACTAGTTATCAGCACAATTGATGATGCTACAGGACAGCTACTAGAGTCTGACTCATTTAATGCTAACCTTCTAACTACAGACTTTGACTCAAGGTTTAACACAGCCGATGAGTTCCTAAGAGCAATCGACGCTTCTATTATACAAGTTGGAGGCGACATAGACGCAGGACTTCTTGGAATGGCGTCCGGGCTTGAAGAAGGATTTACTAGCAGATTTGATGAGCTTAGTGATCAAGAACGTGCAGGAAGACAAGAGTTTAACAACCGTCTCCTACAGGTACGCGCACTACTCGAAGAAGACGTGGCGGATCTAGATGATGGCCTACGCGGCCGTATGTCAGAACTGAGCAAAGCATTCGATGGTGAAGGCAAGTTAATTGCTAACGCAATCGACGCTAATGGTAATATGCTCAAGCGTACTATCGACGATAGTGGGTCATTAGTTCTCAGCACATATAGCCGAATGAATGGTCAATTACTTGATCAACAAGCACTGGATATCAACCGTCTTATGAAAGAGATTTCAGCACGACGAGTGGTACAAGGTTCTAATGCAAGCATGGGAGGTCAGAGTCCCACAGCAGGAGCCCCGGCACCCGCATCGGTATACAGCGGTTTTGCCTCGCCATATGCCCAAACCTACTAAGGAGGGACTATGGACGAAAATCAACGCCTTAGCCGTATTGAGGGCAAGCTGGATAAGCTATCGGACGCAGTTGTTGCATTAGCTAGAATGGAAGAAAGGATGGTTACTTTGTTCAATCGCATGAACAAGTACGAGGAAAAGCAGGACGAGTTGGAGGATAAGGTGGTCGATATTGTAAATAGAGTATCGACTAATGGACAAACATTACGCTTTGCGGAGCGTTTATTTTGGATAGCCGCATCTGCTGGCGTTTCATATTTATTTTGGACTATACGATGACCCCAACAACTGTATCTCAAAACGGAATTAACCTAGTTAAAAAATTTGAAGGCTTACATAAAGTCACTGAAGACGGAATGGTAAGAGCCTATCGTTGCCCGGCAGGACGCTGGACAATTGGATGGGGACACTGCAAGGGCGTTAAGTCCGGTATGCGTGTCTCTGAAGAAGAGTGTACCAAGTTTCTTGTTGAAGATCTCAACGATGCTGGTGCAGTAGTTAAACGCTACGTTAGCGTACCTCTAAGCCAAGAGCAGTTCGATGCATTAGTGTCCTTCGTGTTCAATATCGGTGGTGGTGCTAACTTCCAAAACTCCACCCTTCTAAAGAAATTAAACCAAGGCTTATACGACGAAGTACCAGAGCAAATCATGCGCTGGAACAAGGCTAGAGTAGATGGCAATTTAAAGCCACTCAGAGGCCTTACACGACGCCGTACAGCAGAGGCGGCACTGTTCTCTATGAACGTAGCCCTAGCGGACGATGGTGGTGATCTCATGGCCCAGAAGCCAGAGCAAGCCGCACCTAAGCCTCTAAAGAAATCAAAGACACTAGCAGGAGCCGGTTTAGCTGGTGGTGCTGGTATCGCTACTGAGATAGCCGGGCAGTTACAGCCCCTAGTTGGTTACTCAGAGTCTATTAAATACATATTCTTGGCCGCATCCTTGGCTGGCGTGGCATTAGTCACATACGCTCGAATGAAGGATAGCAAAGAAGGCGTCCATTAATGTTCGGTATTTTTGGCAAAGTTAAAATCATGGTGGCCGGTATTGTGGCCGCTTTATTACCCATCCTTTACATAATCGGCCGTAGAGACGGAGCTAAAGTTGAAGAGGTTAAGCAAGTCAAAGCCTCTGCAAAAGCGGCAGAAGATCGGGCCGAATTTTACAAGGAGATGGAGACTACGAATAATGAAATTGAAAGCAATAAGCCTCGTACTAGGGATGACATTACTGACCGCTTGCGCAAGCACGGTCTATAAGACTGAAGTAGAAGTCTACTGCCCCTCAATTAAAACATATTCAGAGGCTTTTAATAATCGTCTAGCAGACGAAATTGAAGATCTACCCGCTGATAGCCAAGCTATCGGAGAGGCCATTTCCAATTACATCGTTCTCAGAGACAAGATTCGAGCTTGTGATGAACAGGCCGAGGAATTGAAGAGAAAACAAAACAATGATTGATCCTACAAATGCAAAAGGCCTAGTCGGCAACCCAAACGCAGTACCTCCCGGGACAGCAGGAGTTAAACCATCCATGCCTGTCAAACAAACGAATGGTGGTAAACGTGAGAATATGGTTATGCCCGGCGGCCCTAGTGGAGATCCCGCTATGGTAATGCCCGGCAACCCTGCGGACACAGGAGTAAATGCCCCGGCCGGTAATTTTGTAGTAGCCAATTCATCAGTTGCAAACAACGCAGACTATGTCGGCGGCACTAACGTCACTGATATGACTACGGACATTGCTAATAACACTAGTGGGTTCATTGATGATCAAGGCGCTAATTTATCTGATCAAGTACCGGACATTGATGCTAACGCACCGGGAACTAACCTAGATGGTAGTGACTACGGCATGGATGCGGATGCGTTAAATCAATCCGTTGCTACCGGTGCCGTTGATACAGCTTCTGACGTTACTAAGCCTAATGAAGCAAGTGGATATGACGCGGCAACTACAGCGGATCAAGTAGCGAATAACCTAGCTGATGCCGCTACGATGGAAACAAACGAAGATGCTATCGTAGACCCTGAAGGCATTGTCCTTGATCAACAAGGATTAGCAACAGGCGTCAACGAAGACGGATCTATTAACGAGACAGGCCTAGCACTTAATTCGTTTGCTCACCAGAACATCAGTAACGTAATTGATACTAGTACAGTGGCTGGTAAATTACTTGCTCAGTCTCTCGGTGAAGGTAATTACTTAGATTCCAAGGCCACAGTAAAAGGCCAATTAGAAATTCTAACCGGGGAGTTTGTAGACCCGGTAACAGGTGAGCCCAAGATACCTACATGGGCCGCTGGTATTGCGCGTAACGTATCGCGCTCTATCGCATTTAAAGGCATTACAGGTACGGCCGCAACCGGTGCATTAGCACAGGCTATGATCGAGGCAACTCTGCCTATAGCTCAAGCGGACAGTCAGTTCTATCAAACACTGACAGTAAAGAATTTAGATAACAAACAGCAGATGATCATCAACAAGGCTAACGTCTTGTCGAAGATGGAATTAGCTAACTTAGATGTTCGTACATCCTTGGCGGTAAACAACGCTAAGACGTTTATGCAGTACGACATGGCTAACCTAGCTAACGAACAGCAGACTGCGATCATTAACTCACAGTCTATGGTTCAATCTATTCTAGAAGATGCAAACCAGACAAACGTAGCTCGTCGCTTTAACTCTGAACAACAGAATGACATGGACAAGTTTTACGATAATCTCGGCGCACAGATAGACATGTATAATACTGGGCAAGTTAACCAGATGTCTATGTTTAACGCCGGTGAACAAAACGACATGAAGCAGTTTAATGCTCAGTTGGAAAATGGCCGTGAACAATTCTATTTAGATATGCAGTATCAGGTAGATGCGGCGAACGCGGCGTGGCGTCAGACTGTAACTCTAACCGAAACAGAGATGGAGTTTAATGCGGCCGCTACGGACGTTAAAAACATTTTAAACCTAAGCTCTGAAGTAATGAACCAGTTATGGGATCGTACAGATTCACTCTTGGATTATGCATGGAGAGAAGGGGAAAATGCACTAGACCGCGAAGCAAACCTTGAGTTGGCTAAAATGCAATTAGAAGCGGCTAGATTACAAGCTAAAGCAACTAAGAAATCTGGAATGTTTGGCGCACTTGGCAGTGCTATAGGTGTGGCGGCCGGTATTGCACTCTCTGACAACAGAATGAAAAAGAATGTTACTGAGAAAGCTGAATTATCCAATGGAATTAAACTGTATAGTTGGGACTGGACAGACGAAGCTATCGAAAAAGGTTGGGGAGAAACACCGACTATTGGAGTCATTGCTCAACAGGTTCAGCAAGTTAAGCCAGAAAATGTTTACATGGATAAGGTGGGAGATTTGAGAGTCGATTACAGAGGTATTGAGCAATGACATTTGAAGAAGCAATAATTAAATCGGTCAAGGCCTACTTGGATGGAGAGATGCCCACAGAATTAGTGGGTACCTCCAAAGAGACCAAATACACCCCCGAATATTTTGATGAGTTAGAAGAAGAGCTTATGAAAGAACCGGCTAAAGAAAAAGAGGTAGAAGATGAAGAGTAGTCCTCAAACCCCCAACGCCCCAATACCCGGAGCTAATTACACCAGTGATACAAGAAATTACCCGTGGCATAGGCCCCCAGATATTACGGATATGGACAAAGCCATTGAATACGTCACCAAAGATTTAAACGATGGGCCTGATGGATTTAGGTATATGTCTATGTTGGGTGCTGGAATACCCGTAACAATGGTTACTGACTTTATTGTCACCAAAGGTATAGGCCGGGGTAAGTGGGCTCCTGATCTAGGTATCTTAGCCGCAGGGCCAATTGCCCGCCTTCTCATGATTATGGCTAAAACATACAAAGTTGATTTCGAGATATCTGCGGATGAAGAAATACAATTCACAAGTGCAAGAACATTAAGAGAACTTAGTGGTGAAGGATCTTTAACGCCCGTGGAACAAGAAAAAGAAACTGATGAAGAACCCAAAGGGTTTATGTCTGCGGCACCTGAAGAAGAGCAAAATTCAATGCTGGGTTACGGCGATGAAGAGGAACAACTGGAGGATTTAGAAGATGAGTAAATACGGACTTTCCCCCGGAGAAGCATTTGCACAAGGTTTTGCAAGTAGTTTTGCGTCCACCTACCAAGCAGTGGGAATGCAAAAGAAACAAGAAGAAGCCGATCTTGTAAAATTTAACTTACAGCGTTTTGTTCGTAAGGAAGATGAATTTAAAGCGGCCGAACTAGCTGATGCTAAGAAAGTTGACGCCGCAAAGAAATTTGCACAGGCAAATGGCCTCCCCGAGGATTCTTGGGGAAATTTATATAACGATCTAAGTATGGGAATTACACCTAATCAAGTTCAAGCAAAAATTGATGGGGGTAGTTACACTAAGATAAGCACATCTACAAATAACGTAGTTACTACAGAGGCAGACTTGCCAAGTGTTGATGCTCGTACATCTAGTCAAACTGATGCCTTACTTGAAACTGATACGGAAAGAAAAGATCAACCGGCCGACGTTAAAGTCCCCGGCGAGAACTTATTCCAGAGAATGACAGGAGGAATGGCGGATCTGTTTAATAAAGAGAAACGTCAAGAAAAACGTGAAGAGAGAATACTGCAATCGACTTTAGAGAAACTAGACATATCTCAGTCTGAGTACGACAGGATTCTAAATGGTTACACGTCCGTAGCCCCAGAAATATCTTATGTGTACTCCGCTAAGAAAGATCCGTCTAAAGCTCCAAAGTGGCAATCTTTAGCAAACGTAACTAAAGACAACTATGTTGCGTTCGCGGCTGAAGCTAGGGCTAATGATGATGAGGATCAGGCTATAGCTATTGAATCCGTTGGTAAGTCCATAGGAAGTGCAAACCCTGATTACGCTGACTTCTCCAGCATGACTAAGACTAACGCCGCTGGTAGACTACTTGCCGCTCAGAGTGCAAACAAACCTCTTATTGCAAAGAAGATTGAAACATGGATGGAGACTAACGTCGATCCTGATAGTGGGCCTAAATACAAAGATTATGCGTCTATGACAGTTAGTAATTCACGAGGGCGTTTAGTCGCGGCTAAACGTATTGGTGATGCTGACGCCGTCGAAGAAATTACTAATTACATCCTAGAAAAAGACCAAGCATTCCCCGACAAGATTGATGAAGAGTGGATTACTTCTCAGTACACCAAATTTGCTATTGCGGCAAATAGGCCGAATGCTTCTGAAGAGGATAAGTTAGCATTCCAGAACTTTAAAGAATTAGAACTTCCGGCGTATATGGAAGCGTACAAACTAGTTAACCCTCAAGATGACGCCCTTACATTTGAGCAAGCGTGGACTAAGTATTACTCCTTAAAGAATGACGCAGAGTCAGACCCTGATGAAGTAACTCAAGCACTTGCTGTTGCTAACGGCGCAATCATCGGTATGTCTATACAAGAAAACGTCAAAGAGAACGGTGGTAAGCCCGTATCCCTAGTTAAGATTGGCAAGGACGGTACGGCAGAATTTGTAACGTCAGCCACACCTCAATTTACTGGGGATGGGGATACTACCTACATAGATGGCTACGGCTCCGTAGTAGGAGAAGGGTATCGTCTAGTAACTAAAGACGAAGACGAAGCTAGGGAGAAAGTAGTAAATTCTATAAGCACCCGACGCAAAGCCTACGATACCAACTTTGTAACAGCAACTGGAGCGGTTCGACTGTATGGGGAACTTGCGGATATGGTTATTGATGATGACCGTGTACTGTTCGCTACATCCGGCGCGGCTAAGAGTGCCTCAAACTTCCTGAAAGAACTTAACAATGGTCTAGATATTATAGGAGAAATATTTGCGGCCAACAATACAAAAGGGGAGTCTACCGATATCCCCCGAGACATAATCGAAAGACGCTTACGCCAGAAAGGTCAATTGGCTGAAGGTCAAAGTTTACAGGATCTAGCTAATACAAATACGATGACTTTAGGTGACTCTGTTGAAGATCTAGCTAAGAAGAAAGCGGCATTTAACGCCAAAATAATCTTGATGGCATTCCGTGCGGGTGGCCTAGAAGGTCAGACAGGTATGGCTATGTCAAACAAAGACTTCGATCGTTTGAAAGAAGTGGTTAATGCCTCTAAAGACGGCGAGACTTTTGTTACGGAGCTAGGCAAGTATGTACAGGGCCGTATTGATACCCTGCAAGATGATGCAAGCCTACTTCAAAATGACGCGGGTAGAGTGAACTTCCAGAACAGATATGGCTACGATCCTTACTCAGGAAATAGCCCTGTTACAGAATGGAGTAGTCTAACTGAAGAAGGTGCGGAAATGGATCCGCGTCTACAGAAGGGCTTTGATATACTCGCCGGAGACTATGAGTTTGGTGCAAAGAAACCAGAAGTAGTAGTACCTACGATCTCTACAATGGATGAGTACGAACTCTTACCTGTAGGAACCAAATATCAATTCCTTGACCCTGATGGTAAGTTGCAAACTTCAACTAAGAGAAAATAATGTCAGAAACCTTAAATCAATTCGGGGATCCAATTGACCAAGTAGAACTTAGTCCTTTTGGTGATCCTATAGAAACTACACCCGCGCCTACGAAAACTGCTGAACTCCCCACCGAAGACAATCCATTTCAGATTGTCGATAAGATGGTGTCCGAAAACTTATTTGGTGAACCCGTAGAATTACCCGCCCCTACTAGTAGCATGTACAGTGACGTAGAAGGTGGGGCATTTAGTTTTAGCGACAGAGCCGCAGTTGAAAAGAAGATCAATGACCGATACGAAATGTACCGTAAGCACCCGGACGCATCTATGGATTTTGCCGGTAACCTTACATATAAAGGCGACATTGTTCCCACACCAAACGTAGGATTCTTTACCGGAGATGGTGGAGTAGGGATAGATTCAAAAGTTGGGTATGGCCTTAAACGCGCCGGTAAAAACGTACTAGAGTTAGGTGGTGCTGGGTTAGAAAAATTACGAGATGTCGTACAAGAAAATATTGGTGCTATTCAGGTATTTGATACCGAGGGAAACTTCTCTCCTGATTTCTTGAGCCCCACAGAATTAGATCAATATTACACTGAAAACCCGGAAGCGGGAGTATTCGGTGGACGAGATCTAGGCGCAGTAGAATATATCCAAGATAACGTATCCGATATAAACACAGATGATAGTTTAGGCGACACGCTTATCACAGAAGGTGCCGGTATTTTAACCGGAGGTGGTGCGGGTGTAAAAGCTATTCAATGGCTACCAAAACTAGCCCAGACTAAGTACGTTGGTGGTATTGCTAAAATGCTTGGCTTTGAAATTGGTGCGGCGTCTACGATGAGTTCTGACGTACAGACCTTAGCCGTAGGTGAAAATTCCGTACTTAATGATCTATTTGGGGGCGAAATAACTAACGCTGTACCTTTTTTAAAAGGTATGGAGATTGACCCCGAGGATCCTGAGTATCAACAAGTACTAGACAAACGATTTAACATCCTAGCAGACGCCATAGCTATAATGGGGCCAGCGGAAAGTGCCGTAAGAGGCATAACAGCGGCCGCCGCATTCTCATGGTCTATGACCGGTGGGCAGATATTTAAAGCACTCAAGCCTAACACAGCGCAGGAAATGGTTGTCCGGGATATTCTTGATGAGTTTGCTGGAATTACAGGTGATCCTACGAGAGATAAAGAAGCTAGGGAACGTATTCTCAAGCTGGTCGAAGAGAACAAAGAAGTATTCATCAACATACCAGAAGAGATGGGGGGCGATATCAAGTACACCGCCGACACTATGTCTTCAATTATGAGAGCCCTTGAGAATGACGATACTGAAGCGGCACGAAAGCTCTACACAACCGCGCAGGGCTTACTCAAGAAGCAAGTACAACAAGGACGGGGCTCACCTGAGCTGATAGAAAAGGTAAGTACTCCGGGCAGAGAATTAGAAAACGTAACTAACCAGACTGAAGAGGTATTAGGTGGTACAGACGCTATCAATATGTCTAGCGACGGGTTTGCTAGTGCGGGACAAAAGGTTATTGATGATGCTGAAGGCGTAGTAACTAATCTACAGACACAGTTAGATGAAGTTAATAACCAAGTAGGCACATTGCTACGAGAAGATCCTACGTTCGGTGAGAAGATTAAGCAGATCGAGAATATCGTACAGTTTGATATCTACGCTGGCCGTAACCAAGCCGCTGACGGTATCGTTACAAACCTACGCCGTGCGTATGAGACGATGACAGATCAAAAGAATAGCCTATACACTGCTATTAAAGGTGGGGAGATTAATCCGAATGGATTGATTGAGGTATTACAAGATTTACAACCGGGCCAGATTAGTGCGGCCAAAGAACAACTAAAGCCAAACAGCATATTCGGCAGACTACTCGACGAAGTGCAACTATCTACAAAGATGGTTGATGGTAAGCCTGTACAAGAAACCGCTGAAGAAATGCAAACGCGGGTGCTTAAATTTATCAATGATGAAGGGCTAGACTTCCAGACGTTGTACCGTGAGGTACGACCAGCCGTAGCACAGAATGCTTCTGACATGTTTGCTCAAGGTAACAACGCCGCAGGGCGAGTTCTTAGAGAGTTTGTATCGTATATCGATACGAAGGCAGTCGATGATCTTATCGAGTTTGGTGACGATGAAGTAGCTGAAGCCGCGGTAGCCGCTAAAGAATACTACACAAAGAGTTACGCGCCTTATTGGAGAGATGGCCTAGCATTAGAAGAAGTAGGTAACATCCACACACAAACGGTAGGCAGAACTAGTAAAGATATGATCGAAGAAGGGGTAGAGATACAAGGGCCTAAGTTTGCACAAGAATCCAGACAGCAAGTAGTCGGTGCGCTCAGTGACACTAACCGTGAAGCTGGCACACAGATTATTAATCTATTGGATAAAGAAGGAAACGCTGGTGTTGTAACCGATTATATTATCGGAGATATCATGGGCAAATTGTCCGGCCGTATTGGTGGTTCAACTAAGATACCAGATATCGATACAGCCGACATTATAGAGTCTTTGTCAAACTACGGTACTCTAGTTCGAGAGAACTTCCCGGATCAAGCAAAGCGTATTGATACGCTGTTAGGTAATCTAAGAAACTCAAGCCTGACTAGAGAACAACTAGAAGCACAGATTAAGTCGGCAACAGACGCCGCCACAGCCGCTAAAGAAAGAATTTACGGTGACGAATTAGCCGCGTTCTTCCAGCCTAATGGTAAAGCTAAGATTAATGGGTTTAAGGCATTTGAGAAGATCTTAAATGATCCTCAGTCTATGCGAAAGGTACCCGGTACAGAGCAGTTTGAAGGCCCACTAGCAGATTTAATCCAGACAGCCAAAGAGTCCGGCAATCCTGTATTACTAGAAGGTATGCAAGTTGCTTACGCACGTCATTTTAGAAAGAAATTCCTAGCCGCTACCCAAGAGTTAGGTGGTAACAGAATGCTCAAGACCGGCGTAGACACCGCTGTCCGAGATGAGCTAGATAATGTTTTACTTTATGGTGAAGCAGTGTTCGGAGACAAGCCCGCGCTTATAAATGGCTTGAAGGTATTACTTAATGAGACTGGGATAATTACCCGGGCTAAAGGGGCCAAGTCTATCGGCGCAGGATCAGATACTTACGCTAATATTTTACAGGCCGGGGCTAAACAGGCACTTGATAAGTCTGTTACATTGACCCTCGGTGTTCTTAGTAGACTAGGCGCACGAGTTAGAGCCGCTGGTACAGGATTGATTACCAACGCGGTCAATAAAAACGGTGTTGCCCGTGTAACTGACATTATGTTTGCTGACCCGGATTTATTCTTAGAAGTAGCTCGTAAGGTAGTAGACAAAGACGGTAACGTCTCATCAACTGCCGCAGAGATAATGAAGACGTATGCTCTCCGTGTAGGCATCTACAACGAAGACAACGAGCCCAGTGACGCAGAGATGTTGGAACTGCTTATAGATACGGAACGTATGTTTAGAGAAGGCAGGGATGCCGTTCAACAGACAGGCGAAGCCCTAATTGAAGGCGCTACTAATAAATAACTGGCGCGCTTGGGAAGACTCGAACTCCCGGCCTTTCGGTTCGTAGCCGAACGCTCTATCCAACTGAGCTACAAGCGCATATAAAAAAGCCCCCATCTTGAGCCCGTTGGTTAGACGGAGATGAGGGCAAAGTCCACTACAAAAGGACTATGAAAAAGTGTTACGATTCAGAAGCCTCAGTGTCAACATCAGATGCTGGGGCTTCTTCCGTTTGGGGCTGGGCCGCTTGCTTCTCGAACAATCCTAATTCAAAGATTGAACGGTTAAGTGTCCAGTGCATGAACGGGATATTACTAACGGAACTAGACATGAATAAGTGACCGTCTTTGTTGAACCCGGTAACAATGCAACTATCAAACTTCCCTTTGAGAGAATCCAATAGTTCATCGGTTGAAAGTGGTTGTTGTGCATTTGGGTCAATGCTTTCTGCCTCTGGCATAATATACTCCTATTTATCTTTTACAAATTTACCGTCAACCATTTTACCGGTGCGGCGTTTAATTACGTCGTATGCGGCTTGCACACACTCTTCCATCGTGAAGTTCCATGCCTCGGCTTGCATGGTTAAGGTAACAAAGATATCACCAATTGCATCCTGCACTTCGTCTACATCATGCTCGTAAATAGCTTGACGTAACTCGGCTACTTCCTCTTCAGTTTTCTCAAGCTGAGAGAGAGGTTCCGCGTAAGGTAAGATACCTTTTTCAATTCCCCATTCGAGAATTTGATCGTTAAGAGTGTCTAAACTCATACATGTTCCTTTTCGATTTAGTTAATAATACTACAAAGAGATAACTAAGTAAATAGTTAGGGGCGTTATCTACTCTGTAGCTTTTTAAGGTTTAAGAAGAAACCGGAGTCAAACCCGCGCTTCCACTCCTTGTGGAGGAAAGAAGTTTCCTTATAAGGGCTGTCGAATATACCCCGATAAAACGCCTTCTGTCCCATATCAAACGCCACTTCCAGTGGCTTTTTTTTGGCCTGTCGTTTCTGATGCGACATAGGTCAAAACTCCTATGATACCGCTCCCCATACCTCTGCCCAATCGCCAGAGAGTGCCCCTTTTGCGTAGTCCACAACTTTGTTTTCAAAGAAGTTAGTGTGTGTGACACCAAGCATTCCATCTACCCAAGGCAACGGGTTAGTCTTCACTTTGAAGATACCCTTCATGCCCAGCGCGATTAAACGTCTGTCACAAATATATCGGATATACTGCTTAACCTCGATAGGGGTCAGGCCTTCCATCTGGTTCACGCCGAACGCTAGGCCGATAAACTTATCCTCTAGCTCAACCATCTTTTCAGCGGTGGTGTATATCATCTTTTTAGTTTCATCATTCCAAAGGGTACGGTTCTCTTGAACGTAGGTGCGGAACAACTTAATCATGCTCTCAGTGTGCAGGGTTTCGTCAGCGATAGACCATGCAATGATCTGTCCCATACCCTTCATTTTACCGTGCCTAGCAAAGTTCAGTAGCATCACGAATGAGCTAAACAACTGCATACCTTCAGTAAATGCACTAAACCCGGCAATCTGTGCGGGTAGGTTCTCGTCCTTCTGTAGCTCTTGGAAGAAGTCATGCTTCTCTACCATCTCTTCGTACTCAAGAAACTCGTTGTACGTTGACTCAGGCATACCCAAGGTTTCGATAAGGTGGCTGTAGGCGGCAACATGGATAGCTTCCCGGGCGGCAAACGACGATAGCATCATCCTTACTTCAGGCTGTGGGAAGTGCGGTAGGTAGTTGTTCACATACGCGCCCGACACATCTATGTCGCCCTGAGTAAAGAAGCGGAAGATCTTCGTAAGGAAGTCCTTCTCTCCATCGTTTAATCTGTGACGCCAGTCCTTGGTGTCTTCCAGCATTGGTACTTCTGTCCACAACCAGTGCATTTGCTCACTGGCCTGAAACGCATCATAAGCCCACGGGTAATTAAATGGCTTATAGTAATCTCTTGTGTCCGTTAATTTTGGTTTTCTTTTTGGCATAATCATCCCTCACATGCGAGACAGACATCACCATCAGCTACCGCTGTCAGATCAATCTCGTCTTCAATTCTGTTACGTTGAATCTGCATACCGACGCGATCAGCTTTACGGAGCTTATCAGAACGGCAGTAGTACAGGCTTTTAAGACCGTTCTTCCATGCTAAGAAATGAGTGGCGTGAAGATACTTCACATTTACATCCGGGCGGAAAAATAAGTTTAGACTCTGGCCTTGATCAGTATGTTTCTGTCTGTCAGAGGCTAGATCTATCAGCCAAAGCTGGTCAATCTCATTGGCTGTTTTGAACACGTCTTTCATATCTTGGGGTATATCTAGGTGCTGAACAGATCCGTCCTGCGCTGTGATACTAGCCCACGTCTTCTGCGTGTTTAGACCAAGTTCTTCTAGTTTAGTTTCAAGGAACTTGTTTCTTTGTATATACGCACCCGACATTGTATCTTGGCGAAATACGTTGGCTCGGTAAGGTTCAATGCTAGGGCTAGTGTTACCCATAATAATAGAGCTAGAGGCATTAGGCGCAATAGCCGTCCAGTGACTAAATCTACGCTCGACACCCGCCTGTTGAGCATCGTAGCATGGCCCACGGGACTCAAATAACTGTCTGTCGCCTCGCTTACATTCTTTCTCAATGTGACGGTAAATCTCACGATTAGTTACCTTAGTCATGACGCCCTCTAAAGGCATGTCACGCTTCTGAAAGTAAGCATGTAAACCAAGGGTACCAATGCCGATAGATCGTTCTCTAGACGCTGATAGAGCGGCTCTGGAGACGGTTTTAGGTGCATGTTCTATAAAGTGATCCAGCACGTTATCCAACATCTCCATGATGTCCGGGATAAACTTACGCTCAGACTTCCATTCGTCGTAGTACTCGATATTCAGGCTGGACAAACAGCAGACCGCAGTCCGATCCATAGACGTAGGCAAGAAGATCTCAGTACATAGGTTACTACCATTGATTTTCAAACCTTGGCTCTTTAACCATTCAGGCAGATCATCGTTAGCATTATCTATAAACACCAAGTAGGGCTCACCTGTCTGGGTACGCATCTCTAGCAACTTAATCCATAGTGCCTTAGCCGATACTGTTTCGACTACTTCACCGTTGTTAGGGCTTACTAGATCCCATGAGTCATCAAAGTCCTCATCACGCATCGACTGCTCAATAAGGTTCATGAAGTCATTCGTAATGTTCACGCCGTGGTGTAGGTTAAGTGTACGGAAGTTCTGGTCACCTGTAGGCTTACGCATCTCAACAAACGCCGTAATGTCCGGGTGGTTTATATCTAGGAATGCCGCATAACTACCGCGACGGGTACGTCCCTGTCGGTAGGCCAGTGAGCTTGCGTCATAGACTTTCAGGTGAGGCATTACTCCAACTGATTTATCGTCAGAGCCACGGATACCCACATGGATACCAACACCGCCGCCTAGCATAGACAGCCAATTTACTTCGGATAGAGTATCTACTAATCCTTCTGCGCTATCGTCGAGGTACGACAAGAAGCAACTGATGGGCATACCCCTTTTGCTCCGGCCGTAGCTGAGGATTGGCGTGGACAACGACAGCCAGTGTTTACTGGTGTATTCGTAGAGGCGCTGGGCGTGGTCGGGGTTGGATCCGAATTGCTCACAGACGTAGGCAAATCTTTCTTGTGGGCTACTTTCGTCTTCGCGCATGTAGCTTTCGCGTAGTCTTGTGAGTCCGAGGTCATCAAATAATCCATCTCTTTCTAAGTCAATATTAACTTTATTTTTCATTTTTATTCCTAATATCTTTCTGCAATCGCGCCCAACCTTCCACGTTGGTAAGCACTTCAGAGATGGGTAGGGTGTTGTCTATCCAGACATCGCAGTCCGCCGAGCTAACCGAAGTTTCGGAAGCGTGTTCATCTTCACCTTCATAGACAGAAACTCGTTCTACCCACGCTACCACTCCGCCGTTCTCGCGGATTGCTTTTATTTCATTTGGGAAACGAACATCATCAACCACAACAATACCGGTCTCTTTATTCGCCTTGGCAACAAGCATATCTACCCAGATATTCTCGTGCAGTAAGTTACGGCCCCACTCAGTTCCGAGTGTTTGCATGGCGTATCTTGGGGTCTTACCATTCAACATGTCACAGGCTACTTCTTTAAGGTCTCCGTTTATCTGGCCCTCGTTAAAGCCCATCACACGCATCATGTCTTTAAGAGTGTCGGCAAAGCGGATGATCTTTGCTCCCCGACTATCTCTCATGTTCTTGGCTACATAGGATTTCCCGGAGCCTTTCTTTCCACACAGGCCGATAAATAGATCACTCATCATTCGTCGCCTTGTGGTTTGTACTTGCTTATGTCGATGACTTTTGATGAAGACTCCAGTTTGCCTAGAAGTTCCTCGTCCGCAGTAAAGATAATCTCGTTCTCTGCTACTGGCTTGATACTTTCATCAAACCCGGACACATTACGGACTATCTCACCTATGGCGATAATCTCTTCATCTTGACTACTCATCAGGCCGAAGATCCCAGCTACTAGGTTCTTAAATAAATCCTGTACTTCTGGATCCATATTGTCGGGGAACTCCCAACCAAACCTAAAATCTATCCCTTCGCTAGTTTCATTCGGGACGAGTTCTATAAATGCTCCTATAAACTTATCCGTCATTTTGTTTCTCGAAGTTTGTTAAGTAAATTTAATGAACGCTTTTTAGGTTTTTCTTTAAGCCATTCACCCGGGATTTCTTTCGCCGCGAACATAAACCCATTCTTCTCACACCAGTCAGCGTAGCTAGTCTTGCTACCCTTACGGAGCTTGCCTCTAGGGTTGTTGAATACAAAGCGAAGGTCTAACGCCTCGCCGTACTCGTCACGGATGTATATGTGTTTTTTTCTATCTTCAGGAGTGAAGCGTCCTTTGCTCTCAATTACGATACCGTTAGGTAAAACGTAGTCGGGAGTGTAGTGACGGCCCTGCACCGGGACAGTAAAAGGAATGCGGAAAGGTTCATACTCAGCCCTTACTCCAGCCTCTTTAAGCTGGAGGCCTATATCTTCTTCCAGACCAGACCGGTACCCATTGGCGATAGCTCTACGGCGTATGTTTCTAAAGGTCATCGTCATACTCCGCATACCAGTGGTAGCGAGGATTTTGAGCCTTGCTGTGAGTTTGGGGGCGGTACTTCGCGTCCGGCCAACAGGCGTTTGTGTAGTTACAGAAAGTACAGTTAATAGCCAGCCTTTTGTTGGGGGTTAGTTGCTTACGGAAGTACTCGTCTTGTGGTTCAAAGCATTTTTCAAAAGGTGCATCTGTTGCTATCAATTCCACATTAGACGCGATCTTATTCCGGATCCCACGCTTATCTGCGTCAGTGAACTCAGCGTCTACAACCTTGATCTCACCGGTGGATTTATTAACAACAAGCCAACCGCCGGGTTCTTTACCGGAGGCATCACTGTATCCCAATAACTGAGGTACATAGCCGAACGCATCGTCCTTAGCTACGCCTTCCCAGCCCTGACTCCATTTGTTGTCATAGGCCCAAGGACTAGAGGACTTAGTATCGTAGACCTTATCGTCTATCTCAACGTCGTTCTCACCGAGGATAGTGGTATCGCCCACATCAAGCTGTACCTTATCCTTACCCCCAGTAATATTTACTCGGGCTAGTTTAAGATATAACTCAACCAATACCTCAGTCGCATCGCCCAGCATAAAGCGGACAATGTTGTTGTAGGGGTTCTTGGATTTAGGAGTGCCAGCCTTCTCCTGTTGGAGTTGGCAAGAGGGGCGTCCCACATTCGACATACGAATGCGGAACTCCTCTTCACGCGGCTTTAGTTGTTTGCGGAGAGTGTCTTTAAACATCTCCCCGGCTTCGTCTATCCAGCTTTCTTCATACTCTACAACCTCTCCGTTAGAGAGCTTATCAAGTACCATATGAAGTTGGTGTTCAAGAATGTTTAGAGACATAAAGTACCTCGTTTAAAGTTAAGGTACGATTACGCTTCGTCGGCTAAATCATCTTCCAAGTCACTAGATATATTATCGAGGGCATCAATAGCATCATCAGATAGCTGGCTGTTACGCAGAGCTTTCTCATGAGACGCTTGAATCTTTTCGTTCTCGTTCTTCACCATGTCATGCATTACTTTGACTGTCTCAAAGATCTGCTCATCCATTGGAAGCGCGTTAACAAGGTCGGGGTCAAATTTCATTACCCACCAAATGTTACCACCAGAGCCTTTAGTCTTAGTGGCACCCACCTTGACTGTGTACTCATGCATCTTACGGCCCCGAGGTAATTTCTTCAGGAACTCATCTTCAAACGGGTTAAAGTTAGATCCTTTCAGCATGACAATTACAGGCTGGTTCTCGACAGTTACTGTGTCACCATCTGCATTCTTACCTTCGTAAGACACTAGGCCACGCACTTGACGGAAGCATTTGATATCACTGTAACGCTTCTGATCTTCCTTAGACATTTCACGCAATACGTTACTGGTAGGTTTACCACAACGTGTAGTGCCGTTCATGTCCCGGGCTTCTTGGCGTAGCATTGGGATCATCAAGGTTTTGTTCTTAACCTTGTTCTCTTCAGGGTCGTACTGAATCCACTGAAACAGTTGGCTAAGTGGACGAAAGTTCACCGTTTTGGAGAAAACAGGGTCATCATTTGTACCTTTCACAAAGAATTGACCACGGGGAAGTGACTGACCTTGGTCGTTCTCTTCTTGGTAGTTAATCTTTAATTCGGGTAGACGATCAGAAGAAGCGTCACCGCTACCACCACCCATGCCCATAGCGGCGGCAAGTTCCAATTGTTCACTTTTGCTAATAGTTGCAAGTTCATTCATAAATTTCTCCAGTAGTTACCTTTATTAGGTATTTTGTTAAGGACTTACAATGTACCTTAGTTAAGGTAACTAGTCAATATCCAATTCAACTTGTTCCATCCAATTTGGGCCTTGTGTGATCTCGATATCGAGGGGGAGTGAAAGCTCATAATCATAGCGTTCTTTGACCTCTTCGGCTAAACCGCCCATAGCCCACTTCAGGGCCTCTATCACTTGCGCGTCTTCATCCGGGTGAACGTCAACGACAATTGAATCATGAACCGTCAAGATCAATCTTGATTTGAAATCTTCCTTGATAAATCTTTTGTGGGCCCGGACACATGACATCACAACTAAGTCGGCAGTAGCGAACGATTGGCAGGGGTAGTTAACTACGGCAGTAGCATTAGTTATCCTACCGTTTCCTAGCCTCCGAGCGTTAGGGAAGTAGAACTCACGGCCGCTTGGTATACGAACGAGACCGTCTTTCAGCACACCATCCATTAGCTTACGGTGCCACAGTGCTAGGCCCTTGTAGATGTTGAAGTACTCTTTGAAGTAGGCTTGGATGTGTGGGGGCTCATTAGCACCCATCCCGCCATACAACGGCGCGAACGTATACGCCTTAGCCGCTTGTCTCATGGTCTTATTAACATCATCTACTGAGCATTGATTAATAATAGCGGCGGTCTGTTTGTGTACGTCGAACCCATCCAGTATCTGCTCGATGACAGTAGGGCACTGAGATAGTTCCCCGGCTACTCTAAACTCTAGCCCAGAGAAGTCAGCTTCCATAATCGTGCCGCCATCAAACCTAGAGTGTACGGCTTTCCGTACGGGAAACTTAGAACCCTTTGGAATGTTCTGGAAGTTTGGGTTAGAAGAGGACAGTCTGCCTGTACGAGTTATGCATTGGTTAAACTGCGCGTGGAGTATTCCATCTGCCCGGGTAGATCCTTCGATGTTCTTAATAAACGAGTCTAGGTAAGTAGAGATAGCGTTTAGTCTAGAGGTCTTGGTAAGGAACTCTATTGCCTTTAAGTTGTCCTTTGCCTCGGCCTGAGCAATCAACTTCTTGATCGTTAACTTATCTGTCTTAAATCCGTTGATGCTGGCATCAGTAGCTTGGGTAGGTACTAGCTTGAGCCCGGCCACTTGCCCTGTCTCGGTTAGGGTGTATCCCCGGCCGTCACAATGAGTACACTTGGATAGGTTCTTGTACGGCTCACCATTTACCTTAATCTTCTGTAGCCTACCTTTGCCTTCACAAACATCACAGTGATTGGCTATGGTCTTCATTACCCGGCGAGTAGACTTACGAACGGTGTTAGCAAACTTACTGGCATTCATGCGAGGGGGTGGTAATGGTTTACCCCGGGCATTGACGCCTATGTTGAATGCATTCTTATGGTAGTTTCTGTCTTTAACTGTGCGCGAATAAACAACGGCAGTCATATCTACACCACTGTTCAGATTAATAGGCGTGTCACCCATCACGTCAGCAACGATGGCATCTAGATCTTTCTCTATCTGTACCTTCTCTGCTTCATACTGTATTTTTACTGCACCCAGAGTATCGGTATCTATTGCAATACCATTGCGCTCTAGCTCCACCAAAAATAGCAACATCTCATTCATTAGAGTAAAGGTTGGTAGTAGGCCGACGTTCGACTCTTTTAGAAGATCTTTTTGTTGGGCTTGGTAGATCTCCGCAGTAGATAGCACATCGGCATCTGCGTACTCTATGACCGTAGCCAAGGGCATGGCCTCAAACCCGATACCTGACTTAAACAAGTCATCTACTAGGTCGGACTTCTTACGGGTGACATCCCGGCGTTCGGCTGTAGCTTTGAGTGATAGCTCTTGGCGTTGTCCTCGTGCGAGGATGTACTCACCAATCATCGTGTCGTACACTGTTTTTGGTGTACTGAAACCTGACTCATATAAGTAGGACACGTCAAATTTAGCATTATGGCATACAATTAATTCAGCCCGTTTAAGGTCTGCCTTCATCGGCTCACTGCTATCGGCGTTTAGGCCGTGTTGCTCATTATGATTAAATATAGCCCGACGCGCTGGGCCTAATACTCCGTCTTCAATCATTCTCCAATGAGAAGAGACGATCTTATTCTTTGGATGGTACGGGCTGTTGTCCTTACTTTTATCCTCACCAAATTGAACCGTTGTTTCTAAGTCCAATACAATTACTACACTCACATTATTCCCCTTTAAATTTAGTTTCCATTAATCGTTTCCACAGAGTTTCAATTGGGAACAACTCATCGTGTTCCATCTTCAGTCTGTCGCCATATCCGAAATTAACGGGGCTACATTCCTGCTTGAACGTCCTGCGATCTATCCATCCGTTGATCCGCATTACATTTGGATCTTCGGTTCTCCCTACCAACACAGCTATCTGGGCCCGGAACTTCGGTATCTGATCGAATACCAATGGGCCAAACTCTGCGTTAGTAAACTTGACATCAATCGAGCTATCACCACACCAAAGATCTACGCCGCCGTCTGTCAGCACGTTGATGGTTGGGGGTTCCAGAGCGAATAACCGGGCCACGGCAAACTCTGCCTTGAACCCATAGATGTTTGCTTCAGTACGACTTTGATTGTCGTTCTCTAATCTTGGCTTAAAGCCCTGCATTTCACAGAGCTTAACCGTGTCTGCACCCATTAGCTTACTGCTATGGGCGTCCTGCTTGGATAATGTTACCAGCATATCTACTCCACATACCGGGAGATCTCCGGCTGTATGTTGCAAATTACTGTGCCATGCCAACCACTCAGCTTATTCTTACTGACGGTCAGGTAACGTGAGGTATCGGGCTCGGAGTCATCAACGTCTCCAGCTTCATGCTTACCGATACCAATACATAAATCTAGCTCGGCCATCTTGCCGATCTTACTGCCTTCCATATCGAAGCCCGATAAACGAGTTCGTCCTTTGGCATCATTACTGGCTTGGCTAACCGCAAGAAGGGCACAGTCAAATTTCTTCGCGGTCTCACGCAATCGACGATACAACTCACGCAGACGTTCATGCCCTGCGTTAAAGTTACCGCCAATGTTTACTTTATCTGCTTGGTCAATGATCAGAATGTCAGGCTGTTCTTTCTCGACGTAGGCTTCTATCTTAGCCAAGTCCCAGTCCTGTATCTCATTCATGTCAAACAGATCTTCAATGTCGTTAAACTTACGTCTGGCTTTCATAGGGTCAGCAATTACTTGCTCCCGGGTAACGCCAGCGTGTGCTTGGATGGCACGGAGCATGGTACGCCCAGTGTCTTCCTCGTTGCCTAGGTAGATGACCTTAGCACCTTGTTCGCAGAAACCCCCGGGGCCAGTGCAAATGGACACTAGGAATGCCGTTTTACCTGTTTCTGGTAACGCGAACACGCACCCAAACTCCCGGGCACCTATCCCGTACACATGTCTAGATAACGTGGATATATTAAACTCCCAGCGGTTATCGTCAGTAACACCCGCTAGTAGCTCATGTATGTCTTTGGTCGTAGGCTCACCGAAGTCAGTAGGCATGAAGCCTTCCTTCGATTGATCAAGCAGTTGGTGTAGTCTTTCCATCCCGGTTGTATTGCCGTCGGCTACTTCGATACCAAGGTTGGCTATTCGAGTTCCGATGCGGCGTTGCCATAGGCCTTGTATGACCTCAGCTACTACAGGCGGGGAAAGTGGGTCTATTGTATTAATTAGATCCACGATACCAGCAAATGCTTCTTGGTCAGACCGAGTAGCTACCGGGTTCTGGTTTTGCCACAATGCCATGATGTCGGCAGGGATTAGGTCGTGTTGATGCTTTTCGTGGGCTTGAGAGATAGTGACGTAGGCGTCTTGGATCTCATCCTCGAATAGATTCTTAGATAAGTTCGCTTTGTTTTCGTTATAAAAGTCAAATGATAATAGTGATTTAAGTATTCTTATGTCCATAGCTATCGCATAGTTAAGTTATAGTTGAGCTACACGATAGCATGGAGAAGAAATAAAAAAAAGCCCCATCTTTCGACAGGGCTCAACAAATAATGAATACTTTAAATTAACTAGAACGTAATTTCATCTTTTTTATGTCGGGCTTGTTATCGCCTCGACGCTCTTTGATATCTACTTCTGAATGAACTACTCTGGGGTTTCCCTTGACCAGTTCTCGCACGGCATTCTCTAGAGCTTCTTGCTCTACCGCCGCTTGCTTGTACCCATCAGGTAGATCGTAATCTATTACGACAATTCCTCTGCACTTCATTGTGGTTTTTTTCCCTCCATAAACTGACCGTACCTATAGTCCCGGACTTTCTATTACATTAGCAATCTCTTTGCTCCGGCAATACTTCAGGTCTTTGTTTATGAAACGAACCGTACATTCTACAAGCCCTTGTAATTGCCGTAATAACTTTATAGCTTTACCTTTAGCGTCATTGTCAAGGCAAATAATGATATTATCGTAAGATTTAAGGGTTTGTTTCTGTTTTGTACTCAAATTAGTGCCTAAAATAGCTATTCCAGTATACACTCCAGTAGACGAAACAGCACAAGCTGACGGTGCATCTTCTACGATTACGCCTATCTTTGAACTACCTACAGTTAACACGCCTGTAGTATCTCCGTATGACATCCACTTAGGAGTAGCACCACTAAGAGATCTACCGACAGCACCTTTGTTGTCATTCATCAGGAACAGGCACCGGTTATCCGCCGGGGCATATAGGATCTTAATTAGTCCTTGTTGATAGGCCGAGGTACATCCGTTCTCATCAAGATAATTCATGACAAACGTATGGTTCTTCGGCTGAGATAACATGTCGGGTAATGGGCGTGTAGTTAGACCACGTTCTTTGATCTCACGTCTTATGTAATCGCTGGTAGATTCTTTCGGTATACCAACCCGGTTCTTGATCAGGGATAAAGACATGCCTTTACGGTAAGCGCCCTTGATCGAGCAGGATGCTTTATAACAATTCCAGAGAAGTGTGCCGTCTTTATTCGTGATACTGAATTTCTTTTTACCGTGACAAAATGGGCAGTCGATGGTTTTCGATTCACCTTCGCTGATTCTTATCGCTTTCAGTATTTCGATTTGTTCGTGCCGGTTATACATATTTCCCCCTTAAAACGAGTATTAGGGGTAGCTCGGCCCCGGAGCGGCCTCGCTTTTTTAACATGGTTTTAAGCATCCGTCAACAACTAAACTATAGTTTAACTATTACATTAGTTATGAGCTTAACCATATTAACCCCTGTAACCCATTGATTTTATTAAGTTTCCACCTAACCTGAAGGTCGTAGGTTCAAATCCTACTCCCGCAACCAAAGTTAGTCTAAGTCATTGTTTGCTAAGTGATTTAAAGCGTCAGTAACAATGTCAGTGGAGTGGAGTGATCGTTTTTGGTCACTTTTCCATTCGCCACTAACCACTACACTAGTTGCTACATCAGTTATTTCCATATTGCATGACGTGCATTTCACCGAATCAGGTTCATTTGGGTAAACCACTCCGCGAGTATGCCTCCCACAAAAATCACATACAATTAGCTCTGGGTAATGAGGTACTCCATTCATAAATACCCCCTCTTTTTCATCTCCATGATCTTACACGCCGCACAAAAGTAGTGGGTTGTATTTGACTTGGAGTCTGTTAGCCATCGTGTGCGCTCTACGACTACCGCCGGAGCTTCTTTGCACACGTCACAGTTACGCCTTTCCTTTTTCTTTAATGTCATGATGCGAACCTCTTGTTGATTGCTGACGTTGCCAGCTTCATTGTTGGTCTGACATAGGTCGCTAGAATCTCACGCGACTGATG